GATCACATAGGTACTGGACAAGAGAAACTAACACTGCTGGTTCTGCGGTAAGAGTCGTAGAAGGTGCAAATAATGGCGACAATTATATAGAACTTAAAGCACCTGCAACATTAGGTGGTAACTTAACATATACACTTCCTGCTACTAACGCCACTAATGGTATTCTTCAAAATGACGGTAGTGGTGGTTTATCATGGATGACAAGTGGAACACTTGTTGGTCCTATCACTATATCAGATACTACAGATTCAACTAGCAAAGATACAGGAGCTTTAATAGTTGAAGGTGGTGTTGGTATAGAGAAGAGTGTTCATGTTGGTGCAGCACTTTCAGTAACAGATAGATTGTTTGTTGGTGGTGAATCAGAATTTATAGGAATCGTAACATTCCGTGGTGGAACAGTTAGACTTGGTGATTCAACAGCAGACGATATCGTAGTCGGTGGTGAGTTTGCTTCTAGTCTTGTTCCAGATGACGATGATACTTTTGATTTAGGTTCAGCCACACAGCAATGGAGACATTTATACTTAGATGGTACTTTAGAAGCAGATGCAATTAACAATTCTGGTGTAACAACTACAACAGCGTTAAAAGGATTTTCATATCTACAAGCACCACATTCTGCTACCACACAGAACTTTACTGTATCAGTTGCAGCAAAATCCGCAGCACACAGATATAATGGTGCAGGTAGTAATAATGGATATAAGATTGATGGTGTAGAAGCACCAATACTACACTTGACTCCAGGTAAAACTTACAGATTTACGAATGACAATACAGGAAGTCATCCATTAAAGTTTTACCTAGATGTTGATAAGGTATATAATTATACAACAGGTGTAAGTTTTCAGAATACTTATACTGAGATTACAATCTCAGACTCTACACCTGCTGTTTTACATTATCAGTGCACTGCTCATGCTAAGATGGGTAATGCTATTATTACTCATTCAAATGCAGTCAATACACCTCATGATGCAACATTTGAAGGTTTATTGAACGCTAAAGGTAATGTTGATCTAGGTAACGCTACAACAGACACTATTACTGCAACTGGTAGATTTGATAGCGACTTAATTCCATCTACAGATGGTGCAAGGGACTTAGGATCATCTGATAACGAGTGGCAGGATCTATTCATTGATGGAACTGCACAGATTGACTCATTAGTTGCTGATACTGCAGATATCAATGGTGGTACTATTGATGGAGTAACCATTGGTGGTGCATCTGCAGGTGCTGGTACATTTACAGATTTGACTGGTGGAAACATACAGATAGGTGTTACTGGTGATAATGAGATTGATACCTCTAGTGGTGGTCTTACAATAGACTCTGCTGGTGGTACAGTTACAGTTGATGATAACCTAACAGTTAATGGAACATTCACAGTATTAGGATCACAATCAATAATCAACACTGAAACCTTAAAGGTTGAGGATAGTTTAATTGAGGTAGGTCTTGTTAATAGTGGTGGATCATTAGTCGCTCCATCATCAGATGCTAACATAGACGTAGGTTTAATATTCCATTATTACAGTGGTTCTGCAAAGAAAGCAGCAGTCTTCTGGGATGATTCTGTAGGAAGAATTGCTTTTGGTGCAGATGTATCAGAAAGTACAAGTGTATTAACTAATACCACACATGCTACGATTGAAGCAGGTGGTGTTTTCATCAAAGACGCTGCAGGATTATCAGCAGTAATTAGTCACGATGGTTCGTTAAGACAGTTAGAGAATATAACCGTAGATGGTGGCTCGTTCTAACAGTAAAGTATAACTTATAAATATAGGTGGGTGTATTCCCACCTTTTTTTATACTCTGTTATGGATGAAAACGAATATAAAATGATTTTGGGTGTTTATCAAAAGAAGACACACGAAATGCTCGCTCAAATAATTGCATTAGAAACAAGAGTGCTTGGTTTAAATAATGTAGTTGAGCAATTAAGCACAAAGGTAACTGATCAGGAAAATTTATTGATTCAACTGAAAGGTAAGAAAAAACCAAAAAATATCACACAAGACTCTGAGGATTTCTAATGGCGAAACCTGCTTCACGAGAAGAATTAGTTGACTACTGCAAAAGACAGTTGGGTGCACCAGTCTTGGAAATTAATGTTAGTGACGAACAAGTTGATGACCTAGTTGATGATGCATTTCAATATTTTCAAGAACGTCATTTTGACGGTATTGAAAGAATGTATCTTAAATATCAGTTTACACAGGGAGATATAGACAGAGGAAAGGCACAGGGAACAACTGGAGTAGGTATTGTAACAACCACTGGAACATCTACAGCAATAAGTGGTTATGGTACAACTACATCAAATTTTTATGAGACATCAAACTTTATTCAAGTCCCTGAAACAGTTGTAGGTATAGAAAAGATATTTAAATTTGATATGAGTGCGATATCTGGTGGAATGTTTAGTATCAAATATCAATTATTCTTGAATGACCTATATTACTTTAATTCGGTTGAACTTCTTCAGTATGCGATGGTAAAATCATATCTAGAAGATATAGATTTTTTATTAACAACTGAAGCACAGGTCAGATTTAACAAAAGACAAGATAGATTATATCTAGACATTGATTACAATAGTTTAAATGCTGGTGATTTCATTGTGATTGACTGTCATAGAATATTAGATCCAACAACTTATACTCAACTTTTTAATGATAGTTTTATGAAAAGATATCTTACATCTTTGATGAAAAGACAGTGGGGACAAAATTTAATAAAGTTTCAAGGTGTTAAATTACCAGGTGGAATTGAGTTAAATGGTAGACAAATATATGATGATGCTCTAAGAGAACTTGAGATGATTAAACAGGAAATGAGCACTACCTACGAACTACCACCACTTGATTTTATTGGATAATGGCTTTAAATCCCTTTTTTCTGCAAGGTTCACCTGAAGAACAAGATTTAATTCAATCGCTTGTAAATGAGCAGTTGAAGATATATGGTGTTGAAGTAACTTATATACCTAGAAAATTTGTTAACAAAAGCACTGTATTTCAAGAAATTGAAGCATCTAAGTTTGATGATAATTTTCAACTTGAGGCATATGTAAATACATGGGATGGTTACAGTGGAGCAGGTGACGTTCTAACTAAATTTGGAATGAGTTTGAGAGATGAATTACAACTTGTAATTTCAAGAGAAAGGTTTGAAGATTTTATCTCCCCATTTCTAAGTCAAGAAGATGTAGATGAGGTGGGTGAAGCAGTGATGAGACCTCGTGAAGGTGATTTAGTATTTTTTCCTCTAGGTGGTAGATTATTTGAAATAAAATTTGTAGAGCATGAGGTTCCTTTTTATCAGTTAGGAAATACTTATGTTTATGAATTACAATGTGAATTATTTGAATACAATGATGAAACACTTGATACTGGTATTGATGCAATTGATAGTAAAACAGAGGATTTAGGTGTTATCACTGATCTTACCATGAATAGTGTTGGATCTGCAGCAACTGCTACAGCAACAATAGGAACAGGATTTGTTAAGAGTATAAGTTTACTAAATGATGGTTCAGGATTCACCAGTGTTCCAACTATTGGACTAACCACAGCACCAAGTGGTGGAATAGATGCTACTGCTGTTGGTATACTTACTACAAGAAATAATGTAACCTCGATAGAAGAGATTGTAATTACTAATTCTGGTGCTGGATATACTGTTGCACCAATAGTCACAATAACTGGTGGTGGAGGTGTAGGTGCTGCTGCTACCGCATTAATTAGATCAGATGGTAAGAAAGGTATCATACGTATCTCCATTGGAGGCACAGGTGGAGTTGGATATTCCACAACACCAAATGTATCCATTTCACTTCCATCTCTATCCCCACAATTACCTGCTTCTGCTCGTGCGGAAGTTGGTGCTGGTGGAACCATATCAAATATCTTTATCCAAGATGCTGGTGCAGGATTCTTCTCACCACCAACAATTACTGTTGATCCACCTTCATCAGCTGGTATAGGATCTGGAAGTTACTGGTTCAACGAACTTGTAACGGGTAATAGATCTAATGCATCTGCAAGAGTTAAGAGGTGGGATCTTGATACCAAGATACTACAAGTTGGTATAGAGACTGGTCAATTCTTGAGAGGAGAAATCGTCACTGGATCAAGATCTGGGGCACAATATACTATTCAAGTGTCTGCAGCAAACACAGACAAGGATAAATACGATCATAGTGATGAAATTGAGAATGAAGCAGATCAAATTCTTGATTTCACTGAATCAAATCCATTTGGAATATTTTAATGTTAGGGACTTATTTTTATCACGAAGTTATTAGAAAAACCATCATAGGTTTTGGAACATTGTTTAACAACATGGAAGTTAGACATCAAACTTCCGATGGGACAACTGTTGATATAAAGAGAGTTCCCTTAGCATACGGTCCTGCAGCAAAATTTATCGCTAGATTAGAACAGCAACCTGATTTGAACAAAATGGTTGCGATCACGTTACCTAGAATGTCTTTTGAGATGACTTCTATCGCATATGATTCAACAAGAAAATCAGGGATAACACAGACATTCAAAGCAGTAGATAATTCAACCAATAAGTTGAAGAAGGTCTTCATGCCTGTTCCTTATAATATTGGTTTTGAATTAAGTTTACTTACAAAAATAAATGATGATGCATTACAAGTAGTAGAACAAATATTACCATTTTTCCAACCATCATTTAGCATCACAATTAATTTAATTGATTCAATTGGTGAAAAAAGAGATGTTCCCATAACACTCACCAATGTGACTTTTCAAGACGATTATGAAGGAGATTTTTCAACTAGAAGAGCATTGATATACACTTTCCAATTTGTTGCAAAGACATACTTATACGGACCAATCGCAGAGAATCCAGAGGGTCTTATTAAGAAAGTTATTGTCGATCAATATGCAAGTGTTGATACTGTTAATGCTAGAAGAGAGATGAGATATACTGTAACTCCAACTGCAACTAAAGATTACAACAGTGATGGTGTGATAGATAGTAATGATAACGCACTTATCGTTCCAGGCGATGACTTTGGATTCAGTGAAACATCTGAATTCTTTGATGATGGTAGAGATCGCAGTCCAACAAAACAAAGTGATATCTAATGGAAAACTATGAATCTATTGATAAAGCATTAAATATCAGCGAACCTGATGTTGTGCCTATAAAAAAAGAAAGTCCTAAAAAAGATGATCGTGTAAAGATTAATGAGATTGAAAAGGACTATGAATATACTCGTGCTAATTTATATTCAATCATAGAGAAAGGTCAAGAAGCAATCAATGGAATAATGGAGGTTGCAGGGGAGAGTGCAAGTCCTAGAGCATATGAGGTAGCAGGTCAACTTATAAAATCTGTTGCAGACACGACTGATAAGTTGATGGATTTACAGAAAAAAATAAAAGATGTAAATGAGGATAGTCCGAAAACTAATAACGTAACTAATAACGCTTTATTTGTGGGTTCTACGTCTGAACTCTCAAAAATGCTAAAGAAAGGGTTTCTAAATAATAAAGAGGAAAAATAATCGCTACAATGAAGAAGTGTAAGGAAGGACACTATTACTGTTACCAAGATAGCAAGTGCAAACCAATCCCTAAAGGATTCCGTAGAGGAGTTGGTGGGTATCTTCGTAGAGAGCGTGAAGACGAAAAGGAGGATTCTAAAAAGAATGGTAATGGTAATGGCAAATCTAACGGAAGTTCTAACGGAAATGGGAACGGTGGGAATGGTAGTGGAAATGGTAACGGTGGCAATGGTGGTAATGGTGGTGGTAATGGCTCAGGGGGAGTAGGAGAAAGTTTTGAAACAATTCAAAATTCAGATGGAGAAACAGCAGCAGTTATAGTTGATATTATTGGTCCTGCACATATGAGACCAAGATTAAATGGTAACGGAGTATGGAAAGGAACTCATATTGCTGAAGCAGGAAAATCATTTGGTGGTTACTTAGATGGTATTATCATAAATCCCAGTGGATCTAGAAATAAGTATGGTCTACCAGATAATATAAAGCCAGATTCTGGTTCAACAAAAGAGACACCACTTACACCAACTCATAATAGATTACTAGTAAGTAAGAAGAAATCAATATCAGCTTCCAATGAGTTAGAAGGTAATATGACTGAGGCAATGTTGAACCCATCTCAGTTCTTGGGTGCTCTTAAAAAGGCAAAGATTGCTTCTAGACAAAGCAAAATGAAACAAGCAGAAGTTGATGCTAATAAAATACCCGATAACCCAAATCTAACTAAATCAGATACACAAGTAACTCAGGTGGGTGATCAAGCACCTATGGATCCTATGACTGCAATGGCTCCAAGAAAGATAAGTAAAAAGTTCAAAAAATTAAATCAGAAAGACGTAGCTGATTATATTCCACAACTACAATTACCTGATCAAAATCAACCGATTCCTAAAAAATTGCAAGATGAATATGTGCAAGAATATGCTGCAGCGATTCCTCAAGCTGCTAATATAGTTACAAAAGCAGCACCATATATCATGACTGGTATCGGTGCTTTAGGCACTATGATGCAAGCAAGAAAGTATAAAACAAGAAAAAACCCAAATGCAAGAATTAGTAAGAGAAAATTGGGTGATATGGAGAAGAGTTATCACAAAAAAGAAGAGGGTGATCGTAGCAATGATATGATAGTTGCAAAACCTGGCGAAGCACAAAAACAAAATAAGTTAATAGACAAATACGAAAAGACACAGACAAACACGCAAAATAATTTTAAGAGAAGAAATTTTGTTAAAAGATTAAAAGGTGATATACAGGATGAATATATTCCTGAAAGAAAAATGACTGAGAAGGAAAAGAGAAAAGATGATAGGTTAAAGAAGAAGTATGATAAGTCTGATATGAAGAAGAGTATGCAGAAGCAATATGGTAAAGAAGAGGGTAAGAAAGTTTACTTCGCAACCATTCGCAAACAAGCAATGGAAGAGGAGAAACATAAGGATCATGAACCAGAGATGATTCGTAATCAACTCAAGACTGCTGCAAACGCATCAAAGAGAATTAAGAGACATACTCTTAAGAAAGATAACTTCAAAGCATGGGTTCAATCAAAAGTAACTAAAGCATCTGATTACTTGGATACTGCTGCCGATTACCTTGATGGTAAAGATATGAAAGAAGAATTAGATAAGAAAGATAAACCTTACATCAAGAAGTTAGTTAAAAACCTTAGAAAGGGATCTAAGACTCACGCTAAACAAGCAGATAAATTAGAAAAAGCAATGAATGAGGAATCAAATCCTCGCATTCCTAGAAAGAAAGGACAACCAGCAAACTCAAAGAAACACTCAGACTTATATACAGATGAAAATCCTAAAGGAACTATTCATGGACTTGGTTTCAAGGACGTTGCTACTGCTAAAGCGTCTGTC